ATGTGTTGAGAATTTTTTGCCAATTTTGCTCCTTTGTTAAGTGTTAAAAATATTCTACCGTTTCTACTTTAGATGAACTATCCGATTTTGGTTCAATATTGTCTGTTGGTGAATCTAATTGTTTTTCCAAAGAATCCTTAACAAGATTCATACTCATTTCATGAGTTTTTGGAGATGTTGTCATAATAAAATCATGTCTAATTGTTTTAACTAGAAAGGGCCCCTTAAAAAATTTATCAAGACGTTCACCTTCTACAGAGGAAATATTTGGTATGTTAACCATTACCTTATCACCCACATTAAGTAGAGTATTTCCATGAACCTTTATGTTTATACTTAATGCACCATCCAATTGATTTAATGAAGAATTTCTTCTTTGTATCCATTTTTCTGGTTGATAAGAAATAAATGGATTTGAATTAGTTGGTGCGGTATGTTGAGAATCAAATCCATTAACTTTTGATGTTGGTAGAAGGAATGTTCTCGCAGCAAAATCAGAGACTCTATGTCCTTCTTCATCAACAATAATAGAGCTTACAGTGGGATGCTCTATTTTATTTTCTGTTACACCACTAACGATATGTGGTTCATTAATAAAGTTATCATGATAATTATATATTTGTGTGCTAAAACTCTTTGATAATATATCATGTACAATTAACTTTGAACCATATACACCAGTTCTATAATTTACTATACTATCGCTATTAGAAATAATCTCATATTCTAATATAGTTTGCATATCCTTTTCAACATCAATAATACCCCTTTCAATATTACTGCCAGGAATTACAGTAGTATAGTCTAAAACAGATTTTTCATTATACATACTAGCTAAGGTTCTGTAATGAAATCCTTTTAGTGTTTCATAGAATAGAAATGTGGATTCATTTTTAAAATTGGAAACACCTTGTTCTGTTGCCATTTTAATTATATCAAGGGGCCTTACATTTGGTGCAACAATCTTTTTGACTCCAGAAGTATTTTCAATAAATATTTTTTTACGAGTTCCCAAATAGTTAGGGTTCAATAGCATTTTTTTAACAATGTCTGACCAAGTGTCCCTTAAACTTTGTGTAACTTTAGTTCGTTGATCCCTGATTAATTCTTGACTAACAAAACTCAACACAAAAGCTTGAACACCGTTACCAATTTGTTGTCTTGAACTTAGTGAATTTACAAGGAATACGTTCTCTGAGAAATCTATAGTACCAATTTCACCTTTAAATGATGGAGTTCTTATTTTTAGATATAAATATTCTTGACCAATAATAGGGCCATATGATGCTAAATTTACAGCATCAGACAACATAATAGTGCCAGTTATGCATGAGGATTTAATGCCTTCATACAGAGTTATTCCCATAACAGAAGTTATAAGATCAATTTCTAATCCTGTAGTAGTAACCAGACGCAATTCATCAATAGTAAAAGCTCCGGCACCGTATAAACCATCTTCCATTACAGTAAACTTTCTCCAATAAGTTGTTCAAATTCTGCGACAAAATCTTCAATGTATCTTGCATCAAGAAGTCTAATTTTTCTTAGTGCATCTTGTCTCTCTTCTTCATAATTCCAATTAGTGATAGGGGTTGATGTGGGATAATCAGTATTATCTGTACCAATATCTATCTTAATTGTAGTATCTCCCGATACTTGGTTTATCTCATAGTGATGTATCCCTTGAGGATTATCATACTTATCTCTTATGAATGCTAAAAATTGATTATTGTTCTTAGGCCACTGATGATATCTGTCTGTTATATTATTCATCATAAGAACTATCCAATGAAGTTGTGAATCATCATATAATTTATCAGCAATCATTTCGGGTGTTTCACCTTCCTTTACATCATAAGTATCAAACACTAAAACATTAGCTTTAACCTTAGAACGAATAGAAACTCTTTTTAATAGATTAGTGACCATTTTAAAATCACCATTACCAACGGAGTCATAAGGAATTGTGGGAAAAGATGAAAAATACATTAGTAACCCCCCTTAACACGTTCTCTGGTAATAATTTCCATTTCACTAAAACTCAAAGAGATTTTTGTTGATTGTGGTCTTCCACCAGCATATGCAACAAATTTATCTCCACCATAAGTAACATCCATTTTCTCTAATACACAAGTAGATATTTTATGAAGATGTGAATTACCTTGTCCCTTGTACATATATTCTATATCAAAAGTACTGGGTATTGTCATTCTTCTCTGACCCTGTACTCCCCCGCCTGCGAAATCTGCGGACATTTGCATTTTAAATTCAAATACAATTTTTTCGACTTCTATTGCTTCTTTTTCACTTTTAGGTATGAAATTAAATTCATATGAAAATGACCTTCTACCCACACTCTTAAACATCAATTCCAATTTTGGAGTAATAACTTTGCCTTGATGTATTGCCATCATTGCTTCTGCGCCGGGGGCCGCCATTTCAGCACCCTTCTGAAGAAAGGTCTTAACACCCTCTTCAACACCAGAACCTAGAGTACTCATAACATCACCAAAACCACCACCACTCATTGCTGACAGTACTGCTCCTCCTACTGTTTCAGCTACAATGCCAATAGTATCTTCACTATATTTTGCTTGATAGGCTGTTGTAATTTGTTGTGGCATATATAATGCAATTGCAGTGCTAATTCTTCTTGTTGTAGGATTTTGTAATTGGATTGAACTTGAATCTTTTCTACCACTAGTGCCGGAATCTGCTTTTGCCTTTGTCTTATCAAAATCAACAATACTTAGTTTTTTTAGTAAATCTTCACGAATCTGAGTTCGTTTGCGTTGACTTAGTCTTTTGAATTCGCCGGGGTCGTTCTCATCGCCTCCTGAAGAATCAGGATTCAATTTTTTCTCTTCTGCATTCAGTTCTGCCTTTAATTTTGTTTCAAACTCTTTTATACTAGTCTTTGCTTCATTAACTTCTAATTTTCCTTTATCTTGTACGTTGATACGGAAAATTATATAATGACCAGAACCAGATGGGTCATCAATATCTAATGGGTATGTGAGATTTTGTGTGGTATATTTGGTTTTGTTATTAATTTTAGAAAGAGCAGTAGGTGCTGAATTTCTAGCTACAAGACCACCAGTTAAATTACCAGCAACAGTTTTGAGTCCACTATTAATTGCTCTAGTAGCATTTGCTGTTATCGCGTTTTTTATGCCATCTAATATTGCAGCCATTTTTTATAATCCTTATACATATATTTATAAGTTATGTCATATCAAGGTAAATACATTCCAAAGAAACCCGAAAAATATCGGGGCAACCCACAAAAAATAACTTATCGTTCTTTGTGGGAACGTAAATTTATGGTGTACTGTGACACAAGCAATTCCATAATTGAATGGGGTAGTGAAGAAGTCATTATACCCTATTTATCACCTTGGGATGGTAGAGTTCACAGATATTTTCCAGATTTTTACATCAAAGTTAAACAGTCTGATGGTAAGATTAAGAAAATGATTATTGAAGTTAAACCCAAAAAACAATGCAGCCCACCAATATCACAACCCAAAAGAAAGACACGCCGTTGGTTTAATGAAGTGAAGACATGGGGTGTCAATGAAGCAAAGTGGAAATATGCAACAGAATGGTGTATTAATAATGATATGGAATTTAAGATATTAACTGAAGACCATCTAGGAATTTCTTATAAATAGTAATATGGCACAAAGTAAATTCGTTCAAACAGTTGTAGATGCGGCCGGTGGTCGCCCAAAGTCAACTCAATGGTATAAAGATAAAATCAAAGAGTTTGGTAAACCCGGCGCTATGGATTTGATACGAGATGGTAAAAGGGCTAATACACCCTTTTATGGTAGATTGAATATGTTTTTCTATGACCCTAAGTATAAAAAAACATTACCCTACTATGATACATTCCCTCTTGTACTACCATTAGAATTTTATTCAGATGGCTTTCTGGGTATTAATTTTCATTACTTACCTATACCGCTTAGGATAAAATTACTTGATGGATTAGTTGATTATTCTAACAATAACAATTTTGATTATTCAACTAGATTGGTAGTTGATTATAGTAAGTTGAAGGGCCTTAATATTATCAAACCTACCCTACACAGGTACTTAGCAGGCCAAACTAAATCACAGTTTCGTAGAATCGATGCAGATGAGTTTACAGTTGCTGCACTACTTCCTGTACAGAGATTTAAGAAAGCCTCTGCGGCAGAAGTATGGAAAGACTCAAGGAGTATGATCTAATGGCTGGAAACTTTGCATCTTTTACGGAAGCTGAATCATTTAGTACTTTAAATGATGTAGTAGCTACATATCGTGATACTAATGGATATGCTATTCCAAACAGATTTGATGTAATTATATCAGGACCAACTAAACGCAGTGGTGCTGCTATAACAAATCCATTTCATAATTCTGAAAGAGCATCAGATTTAAGAAGGATTTCTTTGCGTTGTGATTCTTTATCTTTGCCAGGAAGAAATTTGGTTAGCTCACCAGATGCAATGCCATATGGGCCAAGGAGAGAGGTTGTGAATTCTGCTGGTTATACTGGTAGTGTTAATATGGTCTTCAATGCAAGTGCTAGCCTAGAAGAGAGAGTGTTTTTTGAAGAATGGCAGAAACAAACATTTAATGAACAAACATGGGATGTTAGTTATTATAATGATTATATTGGAGAAATTGATATCTATCTTTTAGATCGACAAGATAAAAGAAGGTTTGGTATTAAATTACATGAAGTATATCCAAAAGATATTGTTGCGACAGAATTAGGACAGGGATCAAATGACCAGATTATAAAAACTACAGTGGCTTTTCAATATCGCCATTGGACTTCATTGGATAGAAATAGACAACCACCCAATTTAGGAAATGAAACCACAAATGCGGTTACTCGCGCTACTCTTGGTAATGTACCAAGAGTAATTAGTGACCTTGGGTCATGACCTAGGATAAGCGAATAAATATAATATTAAATTAAAAGGATGAAAAATTATGGCACTACCTAAACTTAAAAATGCGACATATGAGTTGATGTTACCATCTACAGGAGCTCCTGTTCATTACCGACCCTTTCTTGTAAAAGAACAAAAGCTTTTAATGATGGCACAAGAATCAGAAGACCCTAAAGAGTTAGAAGCTGCGTTTAGCCAAATACTTGTTGACTGTGTTGAAGAAATTTCAGAACCAGATAAGATGCCAATGTTTGATGTTGAATATGTGTTTCTAAAAATACGAGGTAAATCAGCTGGAGAAGTAGTTAATCTTAGAATATTATGTGAAGATGATAATGAAACTTATGCAGAAATTGAAGTAAACTTAGAAGATGTTAATGTTCAGATGACTAAAGATCATACTAATGTAGTTGAATTGAACAATGATGTTAAATTGTTTATGAAATATCCTTGCTTGGGTGATTTGCAAGGATATGATGAAATGGGAGAAATTAAATCATTGTTTGCAATGGTTAGAAGATGTGTTCATGAGATTCATGATGGTGAACAAATTTATCACAGAATAGATATGCAAGATAATGAATTAGATGATTTTATTGATAGCATGTCAACACAAAACCTTGAATCACTTGGCAAATTCTTTGAAACTATGCCTAAACTAAAACATGTAGTTGAAGTTGAGAATCCAAAGACAAAGGTTTTGAATGAATTTACCATTGAAGGATTACAAAATTTTTTCGAGTAGCCCTTTCTCATGATTCTTTACAGAATTATTATAAAACTAATTTTGGAATGATGCAACATCATAATTGGAGTTTAACAGAATTAGAAAATATGATACCTTGGGAAAGGGAGATATATATCGGATTGTTATTGAATTATTTGGAAGAGGAAAAGCAACAAAGAAAAGAACAAGAAAATCGGAGATAACCAAAAGGGGAGTGTTATGGCAGAAGAAGTAACAAAAAAA